ACGGAGAAAAACAAAAAAACTATAGTGATTAGATAAATAAGGAAAAGGACAACAGGGAAGTATCCCTAAAAATGTTCTGCACAATCAATCAGAAGGCTGTCCAGCCTGCTAAACCCAGTGATACTACTACTCCTCAATACCCTGCTGATTTTTTTAATAAAAACAATCATCAGAAACCCACTGTTCGTGTCACTCAAAGAGGATATAAAATACAAGAATTGAGAGAAATCATTTCTAATGGGATTGTCCAAGATGATCTTAACTCTCACCATGTTGTCAGGTACATGGAACTAATAATGGAAGATATCACTGATACCCTTGATGAAGATTGGAATTCTTTCGGGGTTAAAATTGGAAGAAAGGGAGATAAAATAACACCGTTATCTCTAGTAAATGTAATGATTGAAGAAGATGAATTGATAGATGGCAAACGAAACAATGGAGTTAACAAGAAGGATGACAAGTGGATTATGTTGGTGATCACATCTTATTATCGATTTGCTTTCTCTCAAAATCAAAATCACCGATCCAATTTAATCACGAAATTAAATCTTCAATTGAGAACATTTTTAAAGGATCCTCCAACAATTGTTGATAACATGGGACTTTTTACTTCATTAATATCCAACATAAACTTTACTAAACTAATAAGTGCTCTGGATATGTTTCTGAATAGATTTAAAAATAATGATTGGTCTTATTTAAGATTTGGTACCATAGCTAGTAGGTACAAAGACTGCTCAGCTTTAATGTCCCTCTCTCATGTTTGTGATGTGACCGGAATGAAAATGGAAGAGTTTATGGACTGGATTTTTGTCTACAGTACCGGTGAAGATATGATCAAATTGATGAAAGAGGGGAATGAAATTGATAATCCAATGTCTTATATGCCATACACTATGTCAATGGGATTGTCAACTAAGTCTCCTTACTCATCAATCAATTGTCCTAGCATCTATTCTTTTATTCATATGTTAGGAAGCTTTTTGGGCTCTGAGAGATCAAGAAATGCAAGAATGGTCAGTGAAAATAATATAGTAAATCTAAAGGTTAATGCAGGAGTCGTGTCATATGTAAAATCTCATCGTGCCTCTATGATTAAGGCATTCATTTCTAATGATGTGAAGGAACAATGGTATAACAATGATGACAATGATAATGAAAATGGCGGCGATGATGAGTCTGACGAAGAATTAGATGAAATGCCCAAAGGAGACAATCCAGTGGAGTGGTTTATGTATCTTGAATCAAGACATTTCGAGTTGCCAGAGGAAATAAAGAACTTCATGAATCGAGAAGCAAGGAAGATCACTAATCCTAGAGTCGGTACTATTGGCAAATTTGTATCTACAATGAATTGATGACTTTAAAATCATATGTCTTATATAATTAATCATGAAAAAAACAACAGGATTGAAAATGGAAAAATTCAATCCAAGTAAAGTTTTGGGAGAGTATGATACTGATAAACTAATAGCATCTATTAATGAAACAAACTGGAATTTAGACGATGATCCTGAGTTTTCAGCTCCCCAGGAAAGTATAGAACCCTCAAACAGCATAGACAATTATAGAGATGAGATAGTTAAAATTGGAGTTTGTTTATCATCAAATAATCAAGATTATAGTTTTCTAGATAATCAAAAAGAAAAAGAGATATTTTTGGAAGAGGAAAATGATTGGGAAGTCGAATTTACAAAAAAATTGGAAGATCACAATGTGCCAAATGAATCAGAACTAGAAGTCCAAATTAATATAGAGGATTTGATTGCGTTACTCCACTTCTTAAATGTTGAAATCGATCAATACAACATATTGCCGTTGTCTCTTCAAAACAAGGTAATCCTTCAAAGGAAAAAAGAAGGCAAATCCGACGATAAGAAAAGACAGAATGGGAAAGGAGACAAGAAAAGTTGTCCAGACTCAAAGAATCAATCCAACAATTGCCAGACTATGAATGCAGAAACCAATGGAAGTACTAATCTGGGTGCTGATCGCGGACCAAATCAAACTGAGGACAATTCCTCTATGCTTGAGAATGATTCAGAAGCAATACTTGATTCTGATGGCGGGGAGTTATTCCAGTTCATCATTAAAACTATGGATCAGGGCATTCGGGTTAAGAAAAAATTCAGCGGAAAAAAAGTGAAAATAACACGAGAAAATATTGGACTTGATTATCATGTTATAAACGGTCATATTCATGGGAAGAGCGCCAAGGATAGTATTGACCTTAAAAAATTAATGAGAGAGCTGATCAAAAAAGGAAGAAAATACAAAGATTATAGTAACCAGTTAGATTTATCTGAAATTGAATTCTGATCCCACGTGAAAAAAACAACAGGACAATCATGTTGTCCCTTTTAAAGAAAAAGAAAGGATCCGATTCAGGCAGCTCTTCTGGACGAGAGTCGGATTACGAAAATGAGAAAGTTAATCTATACAGACCTGAAGCAAATCAGACATATCATGATTTTGGTTACTTTCTAAACCAGAGGCCTACAGCTCCTACTAAATTTTCAAGTAAATCTTACTCAGTTGAAAGTTTTCTAGAAGTTACCACTTCAAAGAAATTAGAGAATGGAAGTGAAATTCTTAAAATACTTGAGAAACTTGTGGACATTTATGATGGATCTATATTGTCTAAGAGCCTGATAATTCCAATTTACATAATATTAGGCATGAGATTAAAATTATCTGATCAGTACCTAAAAAACCGTTTTGTTTACAAAAATGGAATTACTGAGGTGGTTTCTTTCACTGGAGAAGACAAGATTCATCTTAAGGAAAATAAATTAGAATACTCAAAGAATTTTACAACAAAATTATATGGAGAGGATTGTTATGTAATTTTCAGAGTTTCACTCAAAACTACTAAACGGAAAGGTCCCAATGTATTTGATGTTTATAGATATCCTATAAACGGACAAGTCATTAAAAGAGATATCAAAGAACTATTAAAGCCTCATGAAATCGGAGTAGAAATTGATGGGGAAGGAATACGAGGTTTAGTAAATATGTAGTGTGGCTGATTCAGAAACCCATGAAAAAAACAACAGCCTATCATAATGGCTACATTCAAAGTTTTGGTTCTCATGATCCTTTGGATCACATCAATTTTCAATGTTAGATGTGAAAAATTTGTCACAATTCCAGTAAATTGTAGCGGAGAAGTAGACATTGATAAAATGGATGTAATGTGCCCTAACAGATATAACTTATTGTCTACCAATCATCTGATGGAGGGAGAAGAAGTAGAAACATTTTGTCGCCCCTCTCTGAGAGAAAATGACTTATTAGATGGGTATTTGTGTAGAAAACAAAAATGGGAAGTCACTTGCACAGAAACTTGGTATTTTGTCACAGATGTTAAGTATCAAATTATAGAAGTGATTCCAACAGAGAATGAGTGTATGGAAGAGAGAGAAAGAAAGTTAAAAGGAGAATATATACCTCCTTATTATCCACCAACAAATTGTGTTTGGAATGCCATAGACACACAAGAAAGGACTTTTATAACTCTTATAGAACATCCTGTCATAGAAGATCCGGTGACTATGACTTTAATGGATTCAAAATTTACCAAGCCTTGTAATCCAAAACATAATGAAGTCACAATTTGTGATACTTATAATCCATTGATAAAGTGGATTTCAAAAGAAACAAGTGGATTAAATCTTCATTGCCAAATCAAATCCTGGGAATGTATTCCAGTTAAATTGCATCATAGTCATAGAAATATGATGGAAGCATTATATTTGGAATCACCTGATTTTGGAATTGTCGATGCATCAAAAATATGCAATTTAACTTTTTGTGGCTACAACGGAATTTTGTTAGACAATGGAGAATGGTGGTCAATATATAGATCTGGTTTTACCCATGGATTTCTTGATAACCATATTTTGAAAAACCGAAGAATAGAGGAGTGCAAAGAAAAGAAACCTGGTTATAAGCTTGCAAAATTAGATACTACTTATATTGATTTAGAGTTCGAAATTGAACTGGAACATGAAAAATGTCTAGGAACATTAGAGAAACTACAAAATGGAGAGTATGTGACACCTTTGGACTTATCATATCTCTCTCCATCCAATCCTGGTAAACATTATGCATATAGATTAGAATATATAAATACAACCGAACATAAGTGTGTGCAGTTAGGCTTCACATATGAAGGAGGAGATTGCAGGAAAATGCTAGATGAAAGGGATGACCATGGGGCATATTACAATTGGACCACAATCAAATTGCAAAGAGTTATTCGTGCAGTATGCTACTATCATACTTTTTCTATGAATTTAGATGAAAGTAAACATAAATATTATGATCAAGACAATCGATCTATCCAAATAGATGAGAAGTTTATTAGTGAGGTGCTTAAAAGTACTCCCCTTATAGACCGACATGAGAAGTATGAGGGCAATTTGAGCTGGAACGGGATAATAATTGAATCTAAAAATGGACATGAAAAGAATGTAATTGTTCCCTCGGCGTCTCAATATAATCATGTCATGATCAATAAAATTCTCAAAAGATTAGATACAGTAATGTATGATAGTTACAAGTTTGACTCCGAAAGTGGCTCTATTTCCTACAACAAGATTGTTCCGATAGTAAGAGAGGATAATTTACAGAATGCACATAGAGTTGATGTGATACAGTATATCAAAGACAAAGGATCATATATAATCAATGGATTTACCGGATGGTTTAGCAGCTTAGGGAAGCTGATGAGATGGACAATCTGGGGTGTCGGCCTATTCTTTTCTATATTCACACTGTATAAAATCATCATGATTCTGAGAAAACATTCAAACGACAATGTGAGAAAAGAATTTAAAGAAACAGCAGGAAAGGTGATGATTGGCCAGCCTATAGATACAAAGAGTATGAGCAGAACTAGCATAAAAGCAAACAACAAAGGCAAGTTTGACAAAGTAAAGGATTTGTTTACGCCGAGAAGTAAAACCATTAGTCACTTGACTACTGATACTCTGAAAGAACATACCGATGGGACTTATGAAGAATTACATTTTTTTAATGTATAGAAAAATTATCATGAAAAGAACTATAACAGGAGTCAAAATGGACTTCTTAAGGCAATGCACATTGATTCAAGTGATGATTTTAGCTATAACAATAAGACTTACGCATGGGGGTTGGACCAATTTTCCTGAGTCTTGTGTTCAATTGCAACCTGAGAATGCTTATGATGAAATGTGTGATGATAGTTCTTTAACTAACTCAAACTCTATTGAATATCATAATAAGCTAAAGTCAACCAAGAAATTTTGTATATTAAACCAAATCAAGTCTGTGAAAACAAATCTATATAGGTGTTATAACATATCAATAACAAGCGTATGCAATAGTGAATTATCTTCTCAAAATCTACATCAAGACTATGAAGTCAACCCTATAAGTAGAAGGGATTGTTTGAAACATATAATCAAGAATTGGAATGATGAGAATTTAGAACGTTCACTCATTCAGAAATCTGAAGACATATACAGAACAAGATGCAACTTTCTAAAAAATACAGAAACAAAAATTGAAGATTACATTATATACCAAGAGAAAACTGAATCTTCTGTAATCAATGCTGACGGGTTAGATTCTATGATTGAAACAAAATTGATAGAATTAGAATCTAACAAAAAACTAGATAACACTGTAAAAACATGCATATCTTGGGAGCAAGGTGGAGATTCTAGATTCAACACCCTAAATTTAATAGCATTAGATCTCAACCTTTGTCTTGCTAAGAACTCTTATAAATTAGAAAAATGTCTATTATGTTACTTCTTTATAGGACAAGATAAATGGTATCGTGGTGAAGATGGATTCATGATATCAATAGAACTAAGTGAATTAGATACTAAATCAATACCAAAATGTGAGATACTATGGTATAGGTTGTATCCAGGAAACTTACTAACAATCAACCAAGATTATCTGGCTAAGAAAGTTCAAGAAAGAAACAGAGGGTGTAATGCAGTAAAATCGATCTTGAGATCAGGTAAAGCGCCGCCTTTAGAAAATATGATCAAGTACACTATTCCGCTTCAAGCAGGATATGGTATTGGTTTTAGAGAGAAAATAGAGAAGACAGTTTATAGTGCACCTCTTAGAGGCAATTTGGTAGAAAGGAGGAATTATGATTTTTTCCGGTGTCATTACTTTCCATCAAAAATCAAGATAGTTGAGAATAAAACACACACACCTCCAATTAATCTATGTGTGTACCATTTTGGGAAAGGGTCATGTCATTACCCTGATAATAAATACTTTATATCTATGAATCCTGTGTCATTTGAAGAAAATCAACATTATCCAAAATCTGGACAATCCTTTGACTACCAGTCTGGTCTAAATGGAATTAGGAAAAAGATTAAGAATCAAGAGTACTACATACCAGATTCATTCTTAATGACTTTAATTTACTCATCACACACAAAATCAATACTAGAGAAGACAAACATAACGGAAGTTTTCAGAAATGACTCAAATTATGAAAATCACACTTTGCAAGATTACTTGGGATTATTCAACAAAGAAGATGAAGGTATGAGGCCAGAAAGGGATCTGATTAATTTACCCAATATCACCAGTGAGACAGAGGATGATGATACAAGTGATTTAAATCTTGAACTTAACAAAAATCTGATTAATAAAACATCTAGTGGGTTTAGCAACGACAATTCTAATGTTATCAATATACCTAGTAAAGAGTATAATAAAACAGATATCAAAACAGTGGGCAAAATCAACAAAACTTCAATAATTATTAACCATGAAGAAAAGGATTACTGGCATGAGGAATACAACATGTGGGGTTTAAGTGGATTGAGTTTTCTTTTATTACTAGCATTGTTCTACAATAAGATTAAACGCAAGATTAAAAGAAAGTCCTGACTTTAAGTAGTTTCACGAAGAAAACAACAGGTCTCATGGCAGATCACGCTAGACTGATCAGCCTCCCATCATCTGTTCAGGATTTTTTTAATCAAATTTCATCTATTTTCAAATCTATTGAAAATTTTTATTTGTTGTATAAAACTAGACTTAAGATATTTTTGATTTGTACGATAGCTTTAATCGTAATAGTTTTAGTCGCTAAGATTATAAAATATACATTGGCATTTCACGCTTGTATAAAAATCTATTGTAAGCCTCTTATAAAGACTACAAATTGTTTACTAAAGCTCGGAAAAAGAAAGAGAAGAAAGAAGAAAAGAAAAGGAAAGTCAATTAGATTGAAAGAATTATCTAGTTAGTAGTTAAGAGTCTTTGAAGACATGCCATTCTGGGTAGAAGTTCGAATCAATAATTTAGATGAAGGAGACATTTCTGCATTGGAAAATAATTTCACACAAAATTTTAATAATTTAATTGACCAGAATAAGGAGATAATAAAATACATCATCCAGAAAGTCAAAACACAGTCATATCTTGAGGGAAAATTACATCCGTTTTATTATATCAATTTGATTGATACCAATGATTTACACAAACCATGTTTCTTAACCAAATTTGGTTTGAAATCAAGGTTTACTCGTGAAGAAAAAGGATACATAGTCATTGAGGGCCATTACCATTGAAATACAATTACATGAAAAAAACAACAGACTTCATTATGGAAGTCATCAGAGTCAAGATTAATCTCTGTTTTTATGCAGAGTCTAAGCTAGATATTATGCCGAATCATGTACTTGGAGTGATAATCATTGACAATATACGATCTATATATGGTGAGGAAGGTTTGATTGCTTATTGTATGGAAAGATTAGTACCTCTCTGCATGTATAAAGGAGAGAGAACAGTATATAATCACGGCCGCTGGAAATTGGTGACACATCTTTCATATTTGATAGATCGACCTACAAACCCTATGCTTTTACGGATCAAAGAGCGAGAAATTGAAGAAGTCATGAGTGTACATATAATGGATGAAAATGTAGGACAACTCTATTTCAAATTAGAATTACAACAATCTGATTTTAACTTCTTAAAGCACAAACTAGACCCAGCTATCAAGGCAGAAGGAGAACCTCCCAAAAAAGTGACCCTAATCTAAGCTTTACACTGAATTTTAACAGGACTCACATGAAAAAAACATGGAGTCTTTTGATGAAATCTATGATTTTAATGAGGAATGTAACTTCTTTGATCAACTCATCAATCATGACCAAGACGAATGGGAAGACAGTGCAGTAGATTATATAGAAGATCAAATGGAATTAATAAACAATTATGATTATAATTTAAATTCTCCCTTACTTTTTGACGATATACTAGAATTGTATAAAGGATTGGATGATGGACAAGACAAAAGCGATAATGCTCTGAGATATAACTACATTAAATATATTAAATTTAATCATATTTATTTACAGTTCCCTGACATGAAAATTTACAGTGATTTTTTCATTAGTGAATTATATCCTGAGTCAAGTACTGTGGAAAACTACCTCTCTAAATTTCAAGAGATATTTCAAAGTTGGGGAGGGGAAATCAATGAGGCATCTGAAGTTCTAAAGGCTTTTCTGAGGGGTTGGTTTCAAAATAGAATGTTTGACAAACAAATAGATGAAATTCCAAAAAGATTGAACTATCTACCTGATGAAGTCAAAGTCTGGCTGATGCAGTTTATCAAATACCACAAAATCATTTTAATAATGAATGCACGATCTGAAATGGAAAAAACTGAATTAGCAAGGAAAGAAGGACTGATCATTATCAAAAATTCGAAATCAGATACTAACCCAGTTGGTATTATCCTGGTCGACAAAGGTTCAGATCAAGAGTGGATAATATGGGAAAATGCAGTACTATTATTAAGAAAGAACTTGCTCTTTAATAGAAATTATTTATTGATGATTAAAGATGTTATGATCAGTAGATCTCAGAGTCTAATCAGTATGGTTGCCTTGAAATTTAATAAAGACTTTGCAGACAGAGACATAAAAAATATTATGAGATTGTATAGACATGGAGATGATATAATCCACGAACATGGAAATAAGGCATACAATGGAATCAAGATGTTAGAACCAATTTGCAATTTAAGAATTACGGAGCTTGCAAGAAGTCATAGGGACAAAATACCGGATTTCCCTAAATTTAGAAATCACATTTTAAACAAAATATTAGAGTTAAAACAAGATGCAATAGACATCACTCAAATTTTTACACTTATTAGTCAAGAAACCGATCTTGATATGCTTTTAGTATATTATGGAAGTTTCAGACATTGGGGTCATCCATTCATCTTGTACCTTGATGGTCTCAAAAAACTCAACAAAATCACAAACCAGGAAGTTAAGGTAGATCAAGAGTATGCTCGGATATTAGCTAGTGATTTATCTTTTAAGGTGTTGAGGGAGATGTTTTTAAAGAAGAAGAAATGGTTCGTTGACCATAAGAAAATGGATAAAAATCATATACTTTACCCATTCATTAAAGGGAACACTTGGCCCACTCAATCAGTTTTAGATAAATTTGGTGATCACTGGGAATCTTTGCCTATAATTAAATGTTTTGATATACCTGACATGATCGATCCAAGTGTGATTTATAGTGACAAAAGTCATTCATATGATAGATCAGAAGTAATCAGGTTTATACAAGATCCAGCTATTAAAAGAATACCAACCAAGAGAGTTTTATCTACTATGATTTCCAAGACTGCAAAAAATTGGCCTGAATTTTTAAAAGAAATTAATGATCACGGTTTGGAGTGGGAAAAACTGGTAATAGGACTAAAAGCTAAAGAGAGAGAATTAAAGATAGAAGGTAGATTTTTTTCATTGATGTCATATGACATGAGGGATTACTTCGTAATGACTGAATATTTGATAAAAAAATATTATGTACCATTATTCAAAGGATTGACCATGGCTGATGATCAAAATACAGTAGTAAAGAAAATGCTCAAAGTTTCTAAAGGTCAAGGGCTAACAGATTATAAAGAGATAACATTTGCTAATCACTTGGATTATGAGAAGTGGAATAATTATCAAAGGAGGGAATCAAACGGTCCGGTGTTCAGAGTAATGGGCCAGTTTTTAGGTCTACCTCACTTAATAGAAAGAACTCACGAGTTCTTTGAAAATAGTCTAATTTATTACAATGGCCGACCTGATTTAATGTATGTCAGAAATAAAGTTGTACACTCCAAAGGTGATGACATCGTTTGCTGGGAAGGACAAAAAGGAGGATTAGAGGGTCTAAGACAAAAAGGATGGAGTGTCCTTAATTGCCTAATGATTGAGAGAGAATCAAAGATTCGGAACACCCAAATCGGCTTATTGGCCCAGGGAGACAACCAAGTAATCACAACACATTATAAAGTTGAGCCATATCAAAATGACAATGAATTAATCTTCCACATCAATAATATTATATCGAATAATAATCGTATAATGGATGCAATAATAGAAGGAACAGAAAAGTTGGGCTTAAAAATAAACATGGATGAGACAATTCAGAGTGCAGATTATATTAACTATGGGAAAGTTCCGATATATAGAGGGAATATTCTGGGTTTAAATCAGAAGCGGTGGTCAAGAGTAAATTATGTGAGTAATGATCAGTTGCCATCATGCAGCAGTATACTAAACTCTGCATCTACTAATGCATTAACCGTTTGTCACTTTAGTAAAACTTTCTTAGATGCAATGTGTGGACACTTATTATTTGGATCATTTGGCTTAATGTTATTGCATTATCATAACCCAGCCCTAAGGAAGAGCACATGGGATGTCATTAAGATCAAGAACAAAGAAAGAAGACTAATGAACATATTATTATTATACCTAGATCCTACATTGGGGGGAATCGGGGGAACCTCGTTAAATAGATTTTTAATACGAGCTTTTGGGGATCCAGTAACCGAATCTCTATCATTCTGGAAATTTGTATATAACAACACAAGTGATGTTGAATTAAAGAACCTAGCTGTAGCTTGTGGAAATCCTAAATTAGCATTTTTTAAAGCTGAAGACATGATGAAATTAGCTGAGAAACCCAGTTCCTTGAATTTAAAAAGAAATCTCAGCTATCAAAATATGATCAAATTAGAAGTTAAAAATAATATGATTAAAAATATAAATCAAATAAAGAATGAGATCATCCATGATGCCACCAAAAATTGTCTAAACGAGGAATCTAAATTGTGCAACTGGATAAATAGTATTAATCCTTGTTTCCCGAGATTCATAAATCAGTTTGTTGAAGCAACTTATTACGGGGTAACTATGTCATTAATGGGCTTATTTATCAATTCGAAGACAATTAGGTCTACGTACAAAAAGAGGTACAGAAAAGAATTAGATTTAGTGATTGTGAAATCCGAGATATTAAGTTTACAAAGTCTATTAGAAATTGTTCAAAATTCTTTATCCGAAACCAGTAATTATAAGAAGATCTGGGATTGTAGTTCTGGACATGCTGACAGGTTACGGCGTTTATCCTGGAACAGAGTGATAGTAGGTGCTACAATACCACATCCCATCGAGATCATTGAAGGATCTAATTGTAATGGTGTAGATTGCCCTTTATGCTTAACTCGAGGAATTAATAAGCATGTAACTGTAATGAGTCCCCTTGGGTTTCCAAATGGAATCTATCGAAGAGGTCCCTATGATCCTTATTTAGGGTCGCGTACTAGAGAATCAACCAGTGTTCTGCAGCCATGGGAAAAAGAGACTAAAATACCCGTAATTAAGAGGGCATCTGATATCAGGAAAGGGATAAATTGGTTCATTAAACCTGATTCTTTACTTGCCAAATCAATCTATAATAACGTAAAAGCATTATCTGGAGAGGATTGGAGTGAGCAAATAGAAGGATATTTAAGAACTGGTAGTGCCTTGCACAGATTTGGATCAGATAGGGTGAGCTCAGCCGGATTTGCAGCAAATTCACCAGTATTATTATCTTGGTGTATCGTCACAACAGATACCATGTTAGGTTTGAATGATAAGAATTATGATTTCATGTATCAAACCTTAATAATATTTAGTCAAATACATCACTTAACTAATTCTATTTTTGTGAGAGCTAATAATTTATCTCATTACCATATCCAATGTGGCAAGTGTTTGCGAGAAATAGAAGAAATCTGGTTAGATTGTAAATGGGAGTATCAACCTAGATCAGTGTCACAAATATTAGAAAAGTGGAGACCGGAGAATTTGACAGAGTGGGGAAATAAAAAGATACATCTTAACTGTTCAGATGATACTAGCAATTGGAAAAGATTAGATGATTACTCCAAAGCATCTAGTGTTGGAAAATCAATCGGATTCATAATATCGGAATATCTTTTCTCAAAAGATGAGCATATCGAGATTAAAAGCCTATTACCAAACTCCATTAAAGAAAAAATTCATCCTCTAGGGTTCTTGAATGGTATACTAGATGGATTAATTGTATCCGGTTCTTTGAACTTGCTTCAAAGAAGAAACCCAATAATTTACAAGAAACCCAAGACTTCAGTAGTAGGGATCGCTTATTTTTTAATCGATAAAATTAGTATGATACCCGAAGTTAATAATTTCATGAGTGATGATTCAATTTATGATATATTGATCAGAATACAACATAAGGTAGGCAATTCTTATCCACTAACATTATCTGATTTAGGGCTACTCTTAAGAAATTATTTGAAGTATTTAGTAGAAAGCAGAGTGAATAAAAAATCATATCTATTAGAAGATAAGGAGGCCTGGATTTTTTCTGATATGAAAGACAGTGAAGTTATAGGAGCATACGGATTAGGTCATCTGTCTTATTCTATTTTATGGGATAAACCAACCCATAGCTCAAAAGGCAGGATGATGATACAAGAATGTCAGACAATGTATATCATGTTAATGAATCAAGAAGATTATAACAAACCCAATAATATTGATGGTTCTTCACATGGAGAATGCCAAAAGAATAACATGCTTAAAAAACTCAGTTTAATTACCAAAAGACTTAAATTTGTCTCTGAAGAAATTAGGCATGCAGTTAGGGGGATGTCTTATAAAAAACAATCGAGCATAACTCTAGATACACCTAGAATATGGGGGGAGGAATATATCTGTGGGATCAGGAAAAGAGAAGTATTCTTAACTAGGATTCATCCAACAAATCAAAGCTTTGAAACAATTGAGGTTCCTTATCTCTCAAACCCATTAATCTCTGGACTGAGATTGAATCAATTAGCCACAGGAGCACATTATAAATTGAGAGGGATCATAATCAATGAGGGAATTAAATACAGAGATTTTTTGTGTGCAGGAGATGGTTCAGGAGGTATGACATCATGCCTACTAAGAATTAATCATTATAGTAAGGGAATTTTCAATAGCCTTCTAATAGTAGACCAAAGACCATTATATGGATCCAGACCTTCACCTCCAAATGCAATAGTTGAAGTCAAAGAAGTAAAAGATAGATGTGTAAATCTATATACTGTATGGGATAAGCCTTCTGATTTGCAAAGTCAGGAAACTTGGACTTACTTTCGGCAAGAGAAAATCAAGAATTCATTGCGATTGGATTTGATTGTCCTAGATATGGAATCTGTAAATGATAATACAATATTGAATATAAGTTCCAATCTTAAAGAAAATATAAGCAAATTACTTGAGTTTGGCGGAAGTGTTATTTTTAAAAGTTATCTAGGTAGGATTAAATCCACTAAACTGAACATCATTGACTTAATAGGAAATATGTTTAAAGAAGTAAGCTTGATAAATACTGATCTGAGCAGTATGTTTACATCAGAGATTTATATTTTGTGCAAAAATTATCAGCCTGGATTGAGACAAAGATTGTATTTAGATCGAACTTTAATAGATTATGATGATCCCTTTTTCTTTGTTAACAATTCTGAGGAAAACGAGTTTAAGAGAGCGATTGATATTAATTTATTTGAGATTGCTAAAGGAGTGCCTAATAGCCTTAAACCAAATTTGATATCTGATCTATCAACAATGTTGATTTTATCTGGTGTAGACAATTCCCGGGTGGCAATAATGTGTTCAAGATTTGTTATTGGGGAATTTAATAGTGTGGAATTAGGCTTGATAATTAAAGTAATTGTATCTGAATCATTTATCAATAGTACTTCGAAAATTGATACAAACCAGAAAGCCTTAGAACCTCTCAGTTCACAAGAGATTAAAAAGATGATGAGTGCTGTTTTAGGAACCCAATTATATACTTCTTACAGATTGAAAGATATTAATATATTTTGCAAGATTAATCGTATATTAAATGACACCAAGTCATCAACATTATATTGTTATCTTTCTAAATCTCAGACTCCATATTGGTCGTTCGAGCACATCATTGGGCAGAGAAATATCATCTTATGGAGTAAACCATTCAATCTTCAAGATAAACAAGCCACAATAGGCAGTTGGATAAGATTTCTGGGGCATTATAGTTTAGAATCCAAAGAATCATCTGATAAAATCTATATAAATTTAAGAAAAGTCGAACATTTTCTGAAGGGGATCAACCGGTCTTATAAAGCAGGTAAAGTAGGAATCTAAAGAAACCAGAAATAAGTTTGTACATGAAAAAACATGTGACTTAAAATCAGAATCAGTTCTTTTTTTTACCGT